TTTACAAAGGGAAATATTTTAAATCAATTTTTCCCAAACCCAAAAAATTGATTTAAAACATTTTGCTTAACTTGTATTAAAGTTGATATGGATCTTAGTCAAAAAAAATTAACAAAAGACGAATGGGAAGCTCTGGAAGTTCCTGTTCATACAAATGAATTAATTATTTTAAAACTTATACGGGAGGGTTATTCTAATCTGAACATTCGTTATAATAATATTTCAAGCTTGCTTGATTTTATGAAAATAACAAAAGATATTTCATTGTTTCATGGATATTTATATGAAAGATATTGTAAAGAACAAATGGATAAACTTGTAAAAAAATATAAGTGTGAAAAATTAAATGTTAAATTTAGAGTTAAGATAAAATTGAAAAAGGCCGATATAATTCGTATTGATAACAGTGATACCCGCTTACACGGAACAAAAATTTATGAATTTCTTCTAATAGATATGTTAAAAAACTTTTTGAGAAATAAAAAAAAGGGAAAAGAAAAGATGAATTATTATTACTATACTCTTATTCATCTTATGAAAAACTCAGTGACCAATTTAAATACCCACCTCATTGAATATATTTCATTTATTTTAAAAAATTATAGTCAAAAAGTAAATATTTCTCATTTTATTAAAAATGCTTACAAATATATTGAACAAAATCCTTATCTTGTTCAGTATGCTGATATAAAATTGTATGATCATCAAAAACGCTTATTTTCATTGTGTAAACGCAAAAATCCCAAATTGATTTTGTATCAGGCGCCGACAGGAACGGGAAAAACGGTATCTCCTGTTGGTTTGGCGGGACATCATAAATTGATTTTTGTGTGTGCAGCAAAACATGTTGGTTTACAATTCGCACGAGCATGTATTTCTTTGGAAATTCCAATAGCCGTTGCTTTTGGTTGCAGTGATCCGGGTGATGTAAAGTTACATTATTATTCGGTGACGGATTATGTGAAAAATAGGAGGACAGGTGGTATATTTCGGGTTGATAATTCGGTTGGTGATAAAGTTCAGATAATGGTTTCAGATATTCAATCTTATCTTTCCGCCATGAGATATATGACAGCTTTTAACGATCGTAAAGATATTATTTTGTATTGGGATGAACCAACAATTACCTTGGATTATGAAGATCACGAATTTCATGAGGTAATGTCTAAAAATTGGAAAGAAAATGTTATTCCCAATATTGTTTTATCATCAGCTACTCTGCCCAATAAAGAAAGAATTATGTCTTGTATTCAGTCTTTTAAATCAAGATTTTTGGGAGGGAAAGTTTGTGAAATTATCAGCCACGATTGTAAAAAGACTATTCCAATTTTGGATAGAGAGTGTAATGTAGTATTGCCCCATTATTTATTTAAAAAATATACAAATCTATCTTTGTCGGTTGATCATATTCATACATTTAAAACATTATTGAGACATTTTGATATGAGGGAAGTAGTTAAATTTATAATGTATGTTAATGAAAATAAACTTGTAAAAGAAAGATATTTAATAGAACAATATTTTGAAAATATTGAAAATATAGATTTAATTTCATTGAAGGAATATTATTTGGAATTATTGAAAAATATTAAGGATAATTTTGAAAAAATATATAACTATTTCCAACTTCATAGGGAAAAAAGATTTCCATCAACAATTTATGTAACTACCAAAGATTCTTATACATTAACGGATGGACCTGCTATATTTTTGGCTGATGATGTAGATAAAATTGCCAAATTTTGCATAAAGTCTGCAAAAATTCCGGATGAAGTGTTGGAAAAAATGTTAACGGCTTTTCGTTTCAATGATAAGGTGAAAAATGCAATTTCAAGTACAGAGAAACAGCTTGAAAATATTACCGGGGAGGTCAAGGATACAGACGATAAAAGAAAAGATGCTAAATCGGAAAAAGATCCCCGAAAGGCTGAATTAAATAATAAAATTAAGGGTTTGTATGCTCAATTAAAACAGGTTAAACTTGATTCTTCGTATATTCCTAATTCTGCATCTCATAAGCGAAAATGGAAAAATGAGACGGAAAAATCATTTACAAGTGATTTGGATGAAGATATGGTAGAAAAAATTATGTTTTTACCCGTAGAAAATACTTGGAAAATGCTTTTAATGATGGGAATTGGAGTATTTAAACAACATGATTGTGTTAAATATACCGAAATTATGAAAAAATTGGCAGACGAACAAAAATTATATTTGATTATTGCATCATCTGATTATATTTATGGAACTAATTATCAGTTTTGTCACGGTTATTTGAGCAAAGATTTGGAAAATATGACACAAGAAAAAACAATTCAAGCATTTGGACGCATTGGTCGCTCAAATGCTCAACAAGATTATAGTATTCGCTTGAGAAGTAATGTATTTCTAAATAAATTATTTAAGCGCGAAGAAGATAGCCGTGAAGTTGAAAATATGAATAGATTGTTTGGCATTTAAATTTCTTCCCGCGCACGTCCTGGATGTCGCCCTATTTCGTACAGTTCTCTCTCTATATCGTTGCGGCTGACGGGCGACAGCTTCGCGTCGTCCATACATCTCGCTATGCAGGGACGAAAATGATTCTCCCACCGTCGGTCGCCCAATGCATCGCGGGGGGGAGGCTTCGCCTTACCCTTGGTACGGAACAACTCGGCGGCGCGGTCGCGCTGCCTGTCCGCCGCGCGACGGCGGGCTGTGGCTAGGGGGGGGCGGGCATCGTGTTCACCCATCGCACGCGCCCTTCGCGCCCGCGCGTCGTTCATCGAATGAGAGTTAAGTCCCCGTACGTTCCGGACCATTCCTCCGCGACGAGTTCTTCTCCGCCCTCCCCCCTTTTTTTTAATTTCACGCGCTTGCTTCTCTTGTTCTATCATCATTTTTTGTCTTCTTTTCAATTCTTCCTCCTTCGCAGCTTCTTTGTTGCCCACGGTTTGCCTGGCGTCAGGTGTTTTGGGTGATGCTGCATCCGCTTTTGGGTTTGGGGGGTTCATTCCACCGCGCCGACGGCGAGTTCTTCTCCGCCCTCCCTTCGTCGACAGCGCCGCTAAAGCCGCAAGCGCCTGCGCCTCTGCCGCCTGCTGCTGGGCTGCTGTCGGTGCTACTTGTAATCCCCCAAAAGCCCCCCCAAGATCCTGGACGACGGCAGCCTCCGCCGCCTGCGCCGCCGCTGCCGCAGCCCAAGGGTTCACGGCGGCGGGTGCCGCGACGGCGTGTGGAGCTCTAGGACCAATCATCCTTCCCATTGCATCCTTCATCTTCTGTTTTTTAATTTTACCCCTCGCCGTTTTTTTTCTACCCTCCCAATCTCGCGCCTTCTTCAGCCTATCTCGCTGTTTTGGCGCTTTCCCACTTCCACGCCGCGATTTACGTCGCCGTCTTTTGCGTCGTCTTCGGCGGCGTGTTCTGCGGCGCGTTCGGCGGCGCCCTCCTTTTGTTTTGATCGCTTGATTCCATAGAAATTTTTTAAATTGAACGACTAACTGAAGTTTCCTCTTCAACCCTGCACTATCACCGGCGTCTTTTCGTTCTTTTGCTTCTCTTAATTTTTCTTGAATTTTATCCTTGTTTGTTTCCAATAATTCTTTGTATTTTTTACACGCTGGCGGTTCCCATGTGGGCATTTATATATTATAAATAGAAAATTTAATATCTTCCGCCTTTTTGGAGATTATCTTTTGTCCGTTTCTAATTTTAAAATATACTCTTTTGCCAATCTCAAATTTGTTTCAAGTCCATTTTTACTTTTTGAAAAACGTTTGTTTCCCAACGGATGTTCTACAACATAACCCTTATATTTTCCTCCGTGACTTTCTCTATAATAAATATATTTTGGTAAATTTTGATTTATATATTTTTTACATTTTCGTTTTTTTTTTTGGACAACGCCTAACTTGGCATTAGACCATATTTTTCTTTTAATTGGATCTTCTAATAATTTTTTCATCGAATTACTGCGTTTTCTACAAGTTTCTTCACTATGCTTTGTAAATGTACCTCCCGTTTGCAAATTGTAACCATTGGGAACTATAGTATTATATACTTTTATATATAATTCTTCGAATAAATCTAATTTATCCAATGTTGTTTTCATTAATATGGAGATTTTTAAATTTTCTGGTCCATATTTATTTATTGCGTTTTTTAAATATGGACATCCTTTTTTTCTTTTTGCAGAATTTATATGTTGTTTCCATCTACCTTTTACTCCTTTTTTTCTACCACATTTTAAATATTCAACAACTTGTCCTATATATGATTTTCCATCGGGTGAAATAATTCTGTAAATAAAACCATATTTTGGCATTTTATTATAATTAAAATATTATAATAAAATCAATTTTTATTCAATTTTATAAGAAACTACATTACATTTTTTAATTTCCTCCACGAAGTCGAAGTACGAGGTGAAGGGTGCTTTCTTTCTGGCGAAAGATTCCGATAGTTTGCTATCCTATCGGCGTGGACTATACCTTGAGAGATCATCGGTCTTAGGCAGACCTCACCCCCGCACACTTTAAGTCTCTGAACTACTTACCATAGTATCGTATCCTATGATACCGTAGGTAGCAGATGCGGATTGAGCTAAACTCTATTCGTTGTTACTATTCTCCGAGTCATTACCTGAAGTACTATATACTGTTTCCAATATATAGGTAGTAGAATAAAGCTATTATAGAGCCGTTCCCGCAATTGATGCGCGTTGCCGCATAATGCGACTTGCCTATGGTTCACATAAACAAACACCCAGAATTGATGTTATAATCGCTCATCGTGCGATCATCTTCTAATTGCTTCCTTTAATACCCTAAGTTTCCTTAGGGAGTAGACTGTATCTTAAGCCATCATTGATGTTGATTAAACATCTCAAGCCCATACCCGTTCAGTCGTTGAAGGGCTGTCATACACTAATCATAATGTGCTTAGACAGTCACACTGCGGATTGCCCAATCTCTAAATCTTGTTACCATTGGAAACGGCAATTAACCGTGTTCCCTCAAAAAGTTTCCAATTTGAGGTGGTAATTTAGAGCTCTAAGGGGTTTCCCGCTGCAAGGTATGTTGCAAATCACATTGATTTACTAGCAGTTGTCATACAGATATAATCTGTGTAGGCGACAAACCTTTCTTACCCACAGATACCTACATACTGTGGGAGGACTACTTTTTCAGGCTAGCAATTAACCTGCAAAAATGAGTCTCTGCTGATCCGGGGGTCGTTCCGGTCCAATGGTTTCCCAAAGGGACTGGACTATACCTTAAGTTTTCATTGAAATTGACTAAATTTCTCAAACCGACATCCATCTAGTCTCTGAACCTTCTCCATATTCTTGTCGTAACAAACTTAGGAGCTTGGCTGCGGATTGCCCAATCTTATAATTTTTTACCATTGGAGCC